CTTCAGGTTGGCGTCCGCAGAGGGTAGGGTGGTGAGCTTGGAGCGAAAAATCTTCGGGAACCACGGTTCCTTGGCGAACTCCTTGAAAATAGCACGCGGTTTGTCGAGGTCCTTGGGGTCCTTGAGGCCTCCAAAAATGACCGTTCCATTCTTGAAAATCTGAAAAGTGATGCCACTGGTCTTGAACACGACCGCCTTGTCGCCAAGTTCGAACCGCTTGACCTTTCCAAATTTCGAGAGAAAATCGGCCACCTCGTACAAAGCAAGGGTATGGTTGATGTTGAACCGGCCCTCGAATTTGACAAACTTGGGGGTCGCCCGAAGGAGGCTACGGTCTGCCATACCGTTCTTGACGACGGCGAGGATGGCCGGCTCGTAGTTGCCAGAACCCTTGATCTCGATCAAATCTTTTGTGATTATGACGGTCTGTCCCTGTCGCCTGGCAGCAATCCGCGCCACGTCACTCTGGTCTCCGATCCAGCCACGACCTGGAACCCACCGAACGGACGCCATCCGCTGGGAGCCCTTGTAGCCAATAATCTCGCTGAACCCCTTGGGATCCGTGTCGAAAATCTTGGAAATGTTTGTGGGTTGATTAAACCGAATAATTTGCGTCGTCATCTTCGAGGGTGTAAACTTGACACCCTTGACGGACGCATTTGAGAAAACAAACTTCCGTCGGAAAGCTTCCTGGAGCTTTCGGGCGGCAGCGCTACGCTGATTGTCCATCTGGTATTTGTGTAGATTTTTATCTGATAGGCAGAGGGCCGAAGGCCCTCTGGCTTCTGCGTCTGCGACGAAACACTCCCTTCGGGAGGGGACTTATTCACTCGCCAACAAGTCGCAACCAAAGATGAATGGTTGCGTCGCGAATGTCGCACCGTTGTAGATGTGCGACTCCGTGCGAACCTCGAGCTCCTTCGCACTGAAAGGACCCGCGTAAAAGTCCTGGTTGAACCGGAAAGTCCCCAGGTTGTTCTCCTTGCAGTGTTGGTTGAACTGCGCGATGAAGACCTTTTGAGGGATGCGGAGTTCCGGACCAAACTTGAACTTCTCTGAGCACAGAAAGTGCTGGAGCGAGTTGGTCACTGTCGCCACCTGACTCTGGACCGTCTTGAAGTACTTTGGCAGGACGTTCCAGATGTCCTTCCCGCTGTACTTGTGTGAATATTCGAGGTAGGCCCGCAGACACTTGCACAGAATCGCCGGGATCTCAGCCTCCAGCTTCGTATCGAGGTGCGGGTCCGCATCCATCACCTGTCGGCCAAAGTTCCAGGTCGCCAGCCGACGCAGGACCGACCCCGAGTTGTCCTTCCAGTTTGGCACCTCGTTTCCGCCCAAGATTCCGGGCGTCTTCCACTGAAAGCTCAGGGCCGTCTCGTTTTTACGCGCGACCGACACGTCCTCCCCAGAGACCAGCGACTGGAACTCAGCCTGCTCGAGCTGAGGTCGCCCTTGATCTCGGGGCTGATGAACATGAACCCCTTGTAGATGCTCTGGAGGCCAAACTTCTTCTCGATGTTGTTCGAGAGGGTCGCGACGTCCTCGCACTCGTAAAACTTGCGGGCCACTTTGGTGATGAGCGTCGACTTGCCAGAACGCGCGATNCCCTTGAGGAACGGAATGACCTGCCANCCGTCCAACTCGTTCACCTCNAANCACAGACGNCCCATGAAGACGTATGTCCATCGACAGACGTCCTCCTCGAACCTCTGGTAGTCCAGAACCAATTGCATGCTCGGCGTCGGGATGTCATACCAGTCACCGGTAGTCGCATATGGGTCGAAGGGCAAGTCAAAGTACTTGCACGAAACGAGCGTCGGGTCGAGCTCACGGAATTCAGGAGAATTATACGGGTAAAATTTGATCTTGTATCGTTGATCCGTCTCGTCCCAGTCCTTGCCGACCAGCAGTCCGTTCTGGAATGACCAGACATGGCGGTCCTTCTTAATCTCGAGGAACTGAAAGTCCTTGCAGTTGGACAAGTGCTTGACGATGTCATTCACGCAATTGCCACGGCTCGTGAGGTTCTTCCACATCTCGGGCTCATCCTCCTTTTGTGTCGAGTCGTACACAAAGTCCTTGATCTCCGTGACTGGTCTCCACGCTCGGGTGTTGCGGATCTGGACACAACATTGGTCGCGGTACCGCCTGTAGCCCTCGTCATACGTCTTGGTCAGGAGAAAGAGGAGCAGTTTTTGGTACGGGCTGTTCTTCTCGTCATCCTTGATGCTGGTGTCCGAGTTGTCAATTGCGAGCGTCGGGTCATTGATGCGATTCCATCGACGTCCCAGAGGCGAAACTGCTCATACATCTCCTTGCGGTCCGTGATGAGCCGGCGCACCCGGAATTCGAGTGCGAATTCATCCCCGTTGACGTCCTTGCTAGACTGCTTGGCGAGTCCCAGAGATCCGATCCGAGTCAACAGGGTCCGGCAACTATTCAAAAATCGATCCTTCCTGATCTTGATGTGTTCAGTCTCGTAATTCTTTGGGTACTTGTCAGCGTCCCGCTCCTGTGTCGAAGGGAAGAGGACGAATGCCCACGTCTTGTCGGCGGCGAGTGCGTTTGCGCGGATGCTGAACCCGGCGTCTTGTTCAGCATTCGTGATGCAATTTTCGAGCTCCTCCAAGGTCCACGAGTTGATTTCGGTCGTCTGATTGGCGTTTCTGATTTCCTCTGCATGTTCTGGTGTGACGTCTTTGTTGATTGTGTGGACCTTCTGAGTGCTCATTGATAGAATAACGCTATACTTTTTTAAGCGGGAGCGGCGATGTGTTGCGGTTCCGGTGCCTTGGACCCCTTCATTTCGGTCAGAATCTTGACCATAATCTTGTTGTGGACCTCGAGCTGCCGAGCGACGCCGTCGACAGAATCCTTGAGGCTCGCAAGAAGGGTCGCGACGGTCTCCCCATCCTCGGTCGCCAGGAGGCCCCCCAGGGCCTCGAACATATCCATACCGTCCTCGTCAAACTCATCCATCTCCTCGTCGAACTCCTCCTCCTCAACCTCGACGGGAGGCGGCGGGGGGGTCTTAGGGGGCGGGCGGCGCTGAGACATTGTACGAGTGGCTGAGAAAATCAGGGGGAGGGAATGGCGCAGCGTCTTTGGCTCTGAACTTTTTCCTCCTGCTATAGTAAAATGCCTGGTGGCGCTTTGATGCAACTGGTCGCCTATGGCGCGTCCGATGTTTACCTNACNGGTGANCCCAAGGTGACCTTNTTCCAGTCAGCCTACAAGCGTCACACGAACTTTGCTATGGAGACGGTCCAGCAGACNGTGTCGGGCAACTCCGGTCCGGGTGGCCTCGTCTCTGTGACCCTGGCTCGCTCAGGCGACCTGGTCGGTGACATGTTTGTCGTCCTCCAGCCCAACAGCTCGTCGTATGGCCAGCTGACGTCGAACAATGTCGCCAACGACATGAACTGGGTGGCGGAGCGCGCCTTCAGCTCCGTTGAGCTCTTCATCGGTGGCCAGTCGATCGACAAGCACTACCAACTGTGGTTCCGCCTGTACGCCGAGGTCTTCCTGAACGAGACCAAGAAGATGAACTACGGCAAGATGGCCTCGATCGCCACGCCCAACAACGCCGGTACCTCCATCGCCTACGCCTACCTGCCCCTCATCTTCTTCTTCAACCGCAACCCGGGTCTGTACCTGCCCCTGATTGCCCTTCAGTACCACGAGGTCCGCATCGATTTCACCCTGAGCGCGCAGTACGCCAATTACTTCAGCACGAACCCNTTTGCCGTCTGGGCCAATTACGTCTACCTGGACACCGTCGAGCGTGAGAAGTTTGCCAAGACTCCCCACGAGTACCTCATCGAGCAGGTCCAACACGTCAACCCGGACCCGGTGGGCTCCACCAGCGAGAACACCCCGAGCGTCATCCGCATGCAGTACAACCACCCCGTCAAGGAGCTCATCTGGTGCTACCAGAACTCGTCGATCGGCACGAACCCGAATGCCCTCTGGAACTTTTCGTCCAACGTGGCGAACGTGAATGTGACGGTCGATCTCAACAAGATTGCCCAGGCCGGCGCGTTCACCCCGGCCAACTGGACCGGNGCCCCTGTGCTCTNCACGCCACCGCTCCTCTCGTCGAACCTGTATGTGGCCCAGACNTTCTCGGCCGCTGCCAGCGTCGTCGCTGTCGGAACCTCCATCAACCTCCAGTCGAACGTGCTGTCCGGCAACGTCTTCTGGACCGAGGGTGGAGTGCCCCAGTACGGAGCCTCATCCAACGTCGTCTACGGTCAGGAGGTTGGCCCTCTGCACCAGGCCAAGATCATCCTCAACGGCACGGATCGGTTCGTGCCCCAGAGTGGCAAGTACTTTAACCAGTATCAGCCGTACGTGTACCACACGGGATCTCCCTACCCGGGCATCTATCTGTACTCGTTCGCCATCAAGCCCGAGGATCTCCAGCCCAGCGGTGCATGCAACTTCAGCCGTATCGACATGGCGCAGATTGCCGTGAANCTCAAGACGGGCATGCCCTACACTACTCTCCAGCAGCGCATGTTCGCGGTCAACTACAACATCCTTCGTATCCAGTCGGGTCTCGGAGGCGTCGCGTTCGCGAACTAAAGAAAACCATCGTTCTAACATTAGGTTGATGCCATTTGTGTATTCCATAAAGTGTAAACTAGAACCATTCCGTGAATATGTAGGCCAGACGGTTCAGGATGATTTTCAAATCCGCCTGAACGGTCATATATCCGACGCGACAAACGGTCGAAGACGACACCTCTACAACGCCATTCGTCTGTATGGATGGGACCAATTTCAGATTGAAATTCTTCACTCCTTTCCCAGAGAGGGTAATTGGCAAGAGCGCCTGGACGAGATCGAGATACGGGAGATTGCTCAGCGTGGGACCCTAGCGCCGAACGGCTACAATAATGAGACCGGTGGGAACAGAAACAAAGTGCTTCACGAGGACACCAAGGTCTTAATGAGCGTCGCCCACTCAGGCGCGCGCCACCACATGTTTGGGAAACATCACACGGATGAGGCCCGTCAGGCCATGAAAGAAGCGAGCGCCAAGCCGGTCCAGCAGTGGTCCAAGGATGGGACCCAACTTCTCAGGACGTTCGAGTCGGTCGAGGAGGCGGGAAGGGAAACGGGGGCACATGGGGAACATATAGGTAAAGTATGCAAGGGGACGCGCAAGACGGCCGG